CGGTGAGCGTAAAGCTTCGATCGGTGATGCCTGGACTGGCACTACCCGATGGTCGCCAGAGGTCCAACAGGGTGTAAAAAATATCTCCTTAGCAATTATGGGAAATAATGCTTATAAAATTTTAGTAGCCGCAGAAGGTATCGGGACAGAAATTGTCAATGAGGTCAAATCTGCGATCATGATTAAAAGCTTGGTCATGCCAGCGATCAATATCGCCTCAGATACCGTGCAGCTCATGGGACGTGGTGTTCCTATAGCAGATATCATTAAGAGCACACCCAAAAAGATTGCTGAGGTAGCCTCATTTGTAAAAGGTAGAGTTCGCAGACTTGATGCTGAAGCTGAAATGTATGTCGCCCAAGGAGCCAAGAAATTTGGAGAGGTGGCACGACTTAAGTCTGAGATCCTAGCAATCCATGACATGGATACCCGTCTCTCTATCTGGCCACTTATTCAGAATGGAGAGTTTGGCCTAATAGCTGATGTTGGAAACTCCCGAGGAGACCTTATAGCTGATGTTGGAGACTCCCGAGGAGACCTTGATCTGGTCAATGGCAGAATGGCCCAATTCCTTCAGAAGCTTACGGATAAACTGCCTCCTGCTGTGCTCAAAGCTGGTAACTATGCTCTCATTGGTTCTGATACGCTTCTCTATGAAGGAATCCAAAAGACTATGGAGTATGGTGACTTTATTATGAAAGCTTTGTATTATGATCACCTAATGAAACGGGGAGTATCTGATGCTTTGGGTAAAGTGAGTGAAGAGTTTGTGAACTTTGATCGATCACAAGGACGATTTCGTGGGTATCTGGAGCAAGTTGGCCTCGCCTGGTTCTATAACTACAAACTTCGAAGTGCTAAGATCGCTCTTTCAATGGTGCGAGACAATCCCTTGCAGACTCTTCTAAGTGTTATGGGTCCTATACCCTCGTCAATTGGACTTGGTAAGTTCTTAGGAGACAACGTATTTGGGAAAGTCTGGGAAGGTAATTGGATTCATTCTATTGGTCCAGGAATGATATTCAGAGCGCCAGGAATGCAGCCTTTGTCCCATCTGCTCTTTTAATTTAAAGTAAATAGGGCCTTAACCCGTGTATCCAGAATAGGTGAGCGAGCAAAAATGACGTAACCTATATCGTCATAGTTATTAAGATAGGGTCGCATTGATCCACCGGTAGTCCATACATCATCAACAATTAGATTTGGACCACTAGATATATAACTCTGAAGTTGATTCGACAGTGCAATACCACCGCGGGGAATACCTATAACTGAACTAAATTTGCAGCGATCGGCAATCATCCCGGCCAATGTTTGCCAATCTTTATAGGTAAGCGCATCACATTCGATTTTGTAATTTGACTGTTCACCTGAATGTAAGGTAAACTTTCCTTGTTGGAACAGTGATGTCTTACCCACATTTACCTCTCAAAGGCCAATAACAACTTCTTACCTATCTGCTCTTTTAGAGACTACCTATGACGATTGAGTAGCCCCAAGCTGTGGGATATTCGGCTACGATTGTCGCCATGTATTCATCGAGACTGTTGGTTTCGAACTCAAGTTCGGTATCTTCGGTCTCATTTATAATTATTGTGAGGATTCCCTTATATTTCATCTCTTTAGTTCTCCAGTAGGACAATGGAAGTAGTAGCGAATAAGCACGATAAGACAGATTAACCCTACCACGTAGGGCGCTAGGGCTATGATCACTGAAGTGATCATGACCATGGCGACTACTACCAGCATCCCAATGACAAGTGTGCTGGCCTTGATCATCAGTTATTCTTAGGCTTCTTCAGAGCTCCGAAGAGCGATCGAGAAGGCGAAGGGGCTGGTGATCCCTCACTTTGGTCAACAGCAATAGGAGCGTTCTCGATGGCATGTGTAGTGCCAGTCTCCTGAATCGTTGAAGTTTCAAAAGGAGTATTCGCCTCCTTTGTATCCGTCTCCGGCTCACGTGACACTGGTTCATCTGTCTTTTCGGGCTCGTGTGTCTTTGGGATATTATTCATAGTTGTTCCCCGCAAATTGAACATCTGCCCGAGCGCTGCTATAGTTTTCGGAGCCGACACCAATTCTTTTGTGGGAACAATGTCGATAGTGGCCGTAAAGCCCGTACCCTGTGCTCGGGTAGCTGCGAGGTCGATATCCATCGACATGCCATCAGCAACCATCATCACGCTACCGACATATTGACGGATTGCGAGTTCGATTTCAGATTGTACCAAAGTTATTTTCATATTTTACCTCCGTTGGATCGCCTTCTAGGCGTAAAGTTTCATCAGATTTTGGAACAAAGGTGTATTCACCCCTGCATGGATGGCCCCTATTGCATCTGCTACATGCTCGGAGCCTTTGGTAATCTCCCCTTTCTTAAAGCCTTTGCCGTTTTTTGCGTAACGGGGGAAATTCGCTTCTGGATATAAATTAACTGCTCCAGCGATCATTTGTGTTTTACTGGCATGACTATTACCAGTGATGGAGCGTTTTACTTCTTCGGCTGTGACTTCAATGAGCTGAATCCCTTCAGCCAACATAGTTCCGAGAATTCCTACACACATTCCATAGGCAGTCATCGCTCTAGCCGACTGGGAACCAACAGGAACCTCAACAAAGATCGCTTTAGCTGTTTTAGCCGTGGACATAACTGTTGTAGCAAGTTGTTTAGCTACATCAAGATCGATTGAATTTTGCCGTACTTGCTTTGCAGATATCTTCTCTGGCTCCAGAACCCTCAAGACAGGGGTACTTAATACTCCTGTTTTGAGGTCTAATTCACCCACTGCGATACCCCAGTGGGTCATTGAAGGATCAAAACCCACTACGGTAATTTTCATGATCAGACACTTTTCTGGCCAAAGAGGCTTTTACGAGGGGCTGCGGTTGCACCAGCAGCCTGGGGAGGTCCAGCATTGACTTTACCAGATGCTCCTGGCTTGCCAGCGATACCCTCTTTGATGGTCCGTTTGTCCCGGTCCTTGCCCTTGTTCCGATCGCTCCAAGCCTTCCAGAATGCTCCAGGCTCCTGGTTATTCGTGGCTTCGGCAACCGTTCCCTTGCTCTCGGTATGGAATACCTTTTCAATGGTATTGGTGTGCCGGGTCTCGGCAGTATCTCGATAGCCGCCATTGCCATCCTTCTCGGACTTGTTCTCAAAGTTTTTGGAGATCGCCAATGATATGGTTTGGCCCAAGAGCATTACTAGCACCGGCACCGACTTGGGCATTTCCTTCTTGAGATCGGTATCCCAGACCTTGACCATTTTGTCTTCGACAACCTGCTCAGACAAGGGGCTTCCTGTGGTTACGAGGCAGATGTCGTTGATGGTAGTGAACCCAGGCAGACCTACCTTCTTGATCTTGTCATCCTTGTTCAGGAACCAGTTCTCACCCTTCTTATTGGTGACATAAACCGTCTCATGGTATTCTCGGCCTTGGAAGTCCACGATCACCGTGACGAATTGGGCTCCAGAAGCGGCTTTGCCGGCATACATGACCTTGATAGGACCAGTGTAGATATCGGATTCGAGGACCTGGAAACCACCCAGACGATCCTGGGCCTCTTCCATTCCATCGGTATTCAGATTGCCAAAAGGGCTATTCATATTTTGTTTCTTTCTTGGTTCAAGTTAAGATTAGTTCTACTACTTATAGAACTCGTATAGATGATCGAGCAGTATCTGAGAATCGTTATCCATATAAGTCTGGTTCTTACTGAACAGACCCATAGGTGACCTGATCCTTTCACCAATCGATTTTTTGGTAAGACGGGTTTGGAATACGTGCTTATACCCCAAATCCTTATCCTCATCGGTGATCGTCAAGAGATTTGACGAGTATTCCTCCAAATCCTTCAGGACTATACGTTTAGCAGCGACAACAGTCGAAAAGTAGGACTCTACGCCATTATTTTTCAGAGCCCCCTTTATAGGGACACTGGTGCGTATTTCCATAGCTTTCTCATCTAACTCATCTTTAAGGTGAGCTGTGATGACAACGGGTTTGTCGAAGAGGGTCACTTTCTTCTGTAGGAGTAACTTGAAAAACTGAGCATAATTACTCCAGGCTTTCATGGTGTCTCCGGCAGTCAAGACATACTGCGTTTCAAACATGTCCATGAGAAAAGTGATTGAATCCAAGATGATACCATCAATATCTTTGTTGTCGGTGCCAAAGTCGAAAGCTTCATGAACCTGATAGGGATCATCTATTCGATAAGTCTGGAACTTGTTCTTGAACGGTAGTCGCTTTCCTGCTTCAGTTCCCAGGTACATCCAGCGATCCTGGTTCGTGATATTTCGTAGACTGGCGCTCTTGCCAGTCGCAGAATACCCAACGACCAGCACGAGCTGATCGTTGATTGCGGGAATTTCCCCGTGATCATATTGTTCTTTTTGAGACATTTGTTCTCGCTATTTTGGAGAGAAACTCCCAAACCGAAAAACGGCTCAGAGCCCTATTGACAAACCACTCGCTTCTGCATGGCGTTTAGCTACGGTGACCATGATCGTAGAATCGATCCTGTCAGTATCCATGGGCTCAGAGAGTTTCTTATTGAAGGCATGCACCTGCCGACTAATGACGATCGGATCAAGGCCCGAATCTAAGAGCGCCAAGGCGAACTTGATCATTTGGTTATTCCGATTGCCATTGCTTATTCGCCCAGCGAACCAGCGTTCAAGATTGTCGAGTGAAGCGACTGCCTTAAACTCTTTTTGGTAGGTTTCATTTAGTGCAGTCTTTGGAATGAAGGGGAGAATATCGAGCAATTCGCCATTAGTGTTATAATGGCTTATACCATCTTCGAAGCTCATCCACTTCTTGGATCGTTGCCAAGAGCTATCGTCAATATCGGCAGTCTCGAATGGCAGCCATGCCATAACATTCTTGACCAATGCTTTGTATTCGTCTTTATCCAAATGCAAAATGTAATTGATTGGGATTATTAAACGAAAACGATTTGCTTCGTCAGTCGATCGCTTAGTTGTATAGGTAAAATGCTTTACCTCTGCGAGAAGTGTATTTACGAGATCTACCGATATGCCACCATCTACATCGAGCACGAGCATATTAAAGCCCGTAATTACATTTTCTTCGGCTCGGTGTTTTCCTATGAAGTTGTGGTTAGCCCAGTGTATATCCTGGGCTTGAGTTAGTAGATGTAACTGATTGAATGGTACTGGCTCTTCCGGAGGTCCGTACTCATAGGCCCAATTGTCAGAGTAAGAGAAAATCATGTTTTCGAGATCCGTCTCTTTCAAAGTTTCTCCTTTGAAAAATTCGATAGTACCCTCGAAACGTTTCTTGATGATGATGTTATTTTTGCATCCCCAACTAGCAGCTAAGCTCATTAATTCGTTTCGTCGATTGGCACTTGTAGGTACGATAGCGGGGAGTGCCTCTACAAGATCGGCATGAGTAACTTCATCCTCAGAAGTTGCAATGTATTTTGCTAGTCTTACGTAATCTTTCTCTCGCTTGAGAATGGCATCGAAGGCTGCACCGGATTCTTCAACTAATAAAATTGCCGATAGTAGGTGATCCATTTCGATTTCATTACTCATGTCAATAAAGGCTAGGGCACCTGCGAGTTTTAGCGCCTTAAAGTATCGATGTGAAACCTCTGCCTTACGTACATTAGCATGATCAGGAAGGAGTCGTGCAGCTTTTTCACAGGCTCGTTTATAACCGACTAATGTAATGCCCACTTCATCTTCCACTACCATTTTCCAGCCGAACATTCCTACATCGGCTAGAGCATGAAATCGTGTTGCCCACTTTTGCAGTATGTTATTATTCTTTGGATCGATATCTGCAAAATAAAGTTCTTCGTCGGTTTGCTCTATTCCCTTTTTGTCGGCATTTTTGCCATTACCAAAGAGACATCGACGGGCATAGCCGGTTTCAAGTAGTTTATAGAAGTCAACCTCGGTATTCCCGCCATCAAAAAGCATTGCAGGCGTTCCGAACAGAAGCATATTGCAGGGAGTTTTCCCTATCAACTCATCATCCCGTAGGTTGTCATTTGTATTCATGGTGAGCTTGTTTTTCAGCAAACCCTGATCGTAAAGTTCTAGGTAGATTGCTAGAATCTCCACTGATTTTTGAAGATTCAAACCAATTTCATCAACCTGAAAACTAATCGCACCACAATCGCTCATAATGAGTTTATCACGAAACTGACGAACACCTTGAGGGCTGCCACCATCGAAGGAGAAAAGATAACCTCCTTTACGATTGTAGGCTTTCTCAGCTTTGTCGAATTCTTCCTGTGGGTCAGAATTCTTCCGTACAGCTCGATCATTTGCTAATACCCAGAGGCTCTGATTAGCCAGGACAGGGAGAGTATCATCTAAGAAACGCTTCTTGAAACCTGAGATGGTATTTTCAATCAAGCCTATGCTGTGTCCCTTGCCGTAGCCGGAGGTAGCCAGAGCCAGGGCATATATATTGACGGGGATGTCTCCTCGATCCTTAGTGACAATGGTAGCCCGCATGGTCGAGGCCAGCATGCCGAGAAAATAAGCCATTTCACACCTGAAGAATCCTCGATCGGTATTCTGCGTTTTATTGCAGAGAACATCGACCAATTCCTCAATGGCCGGATGATGACTTACTCCAGTTAGATCGATCATGTGGGAAAATATTTCTCTCTTTGAGTACAGATTGGAAATGCTTCACAGTATGAGCAGCGCTTTGGTTCACCAGGTACGGTTTTGACAATGCCCTTACCTTTTGCGGCTTGCATGGCTCTCGCCTCTGCTAGGTCACTAAAGTTCTTGGTAGAGCGTCCTGACGTGTTCGTCGGGTCCGAATAGTATTTATAGACGGTCTCTGACCGCCATAGGTCTTCGTCCGAGCATTCCGGTAGCTGAGCTTCGGGTATTTCCTTATACTTATCTATGAGGGAGAGTTTATTCCTAAGCCAAGCTTCTGTCTCTTCCAAGGATAGGAGAAGTATCTCCTTAAACTCAACCTTTTTCTGCGGATAATTGGGGTTGGATTTTGCTTGCATCTTTTGCCAGTCGGTAAAGATGAAATTGATCCTTCCAAAATCCTCGGTGATTTTCTTAAGAGGTTGCCCAGCATCTAGCCAACGATAAAGGCTCATCTGGAGCTGATAATCATTGTCCCTGGAACCAAGAAGCCAGGAATAAGCACTTGTCGACTTCTGGTCCTGGATGATCCCCTCAGTGATGAAGTCGAATTTACCTCCTATAGTCCAACCATCGATCTCACGGAACAACCTTTGTTCCATGTAAATGGGCAGAATGAAATTGTTGCCCTTGGCTTCATCGTCGGTCGGATTGATCCGAACCCGTTCAATGACATCATCAGGATACCCTAGCAATTTCAACGATCGGGCATAGTCTTGTGTCCAGGCTTTCTCCACGGAATCGTGCAGAGCACGCCCCATGGACCTGGCAATGAAGTCCTCTACATCAACCAGATTGTCTGTGGGGTCCATTCTGCGAGGCAGGAGGATGTGTCGTAGTGGCTTCATAGCCGAGGTCACCGAAATGTATTTGCCCTTGCTGGTAATATAATCGTACTCGTCATGTAGAAGCCACACAGCCAGGGCGAGACTGATATCGGATCTATTGGTAATCACTTTAGATCTCCTGACCTGATTGAAATAAAAAAGGGCCACAGTCCTAAAAAAGGCTTGTGGTCCCTATAGTTTCCTTGGTTTAGGCGTTGACGACGACTTCAGTTTCAGCGATTGGCTTCTCTTGAATTACTTGACCTTCAGGAGCTTTATTGAACTCCTCATTAGTGAACTTGCCTAAGTGAATGAGCCCCAAGATCACCACATCCACGACTTTGGCACCGTTAATTCCCCCCATTTTTCGAAAGAGTTGTGCTTGAAGCGTCTGCTGGGTTCGAGCCAAGTGAAGTGAACTGAGCCGTCCGTCATTGCTCGTAACGACAGCATTGCAACGAATTGCATTGGGAGGCATATCCTCCCCTTTCATGGTTACATTTCCTTCTGTGTCGATAATGTCGGTAGTAAATACGATCTCCCCAGTCGCCAAGAAATAATCCTGGCGATCTGACTTTTTCAAATTTAAACCCATGTAGATTTCCTTTATTTAGCCAGAGCTTTTTCGATGATCTCTGGCAGTTGCTGTTCGGTAGTATCATTGGGAATGACAATCTCGTTGGCCCAACTGGGCCAGAAAATCGAGAGTTCACCCCCAAGTTTCACTTGATCATGAGCAATATCGGGATGGTCTTGCCATTCGACTGCTTTGACCAGGTGTTCATTGACATAGGCAATAATGCCTACATCATCTTTGACTAAGGCATAGCCTGCATCGTGGATCTGGGCACAGGGGCGAATATTCAAACGATGTTCGCTCTTGCGAACCTTCCGCATGAATTCAACCCATGCTCGCGAGTTCAAGAGACACCAGCTCTGACCTAAGGCATTGCCAGCGCTTCGGCCTTCAGCCTCGGCTTCGTGAGGTGTCTTCCCATTGCCTCGGATGACCTGAGCCAACAGGGGAGTGCGAACCCGCAAACCAAAAGCTACGGTGACGTAACCGTCGATACAGGCTTGATTGAGCTTTACTGCTACCCAATCGATCGAGACTCTGTAAAGCTTCTTAAAGTTGGTCTCGATCTTAATCGCTTCAGCCTGGGAGAATCCACAGTTCTTCATCAAGGTTTGCCAAGTTCCCTGATAAGTAAGTGCGAATGTTGGTGGCTTGCTATCTTGACGAAGCTTCTTATATTTCTTTTGAATCGAATTAATTGATTCTACTTTATTAGGATCAATGTCAGGCATCTTTTCAGTCCAGTAGCTATATGCCCTGAGTGAATGTCCATCGAACCCGTCAGTGTAAACACGAAGTTTATTGGGATCTTTGGTCGTGAGGGCTGAGATTTTGTCTTCAAGGGAAGCGAAATCCAGACCCAGTAATAGCCAGCCTATGGCAGCCTCAATGCAGGACTTGATCAGTTTGGCATACTTGCTATTGGCGGGCAGATTCTGGAGGTTTGGGTCGCTTGAAGAAAGTCTCCCTGAGAGTGTTCCTCCCAGATTGAAATTTCCACATAAATAGTGCCAGCCGTCAGGCCCTGGAATTGCGTTCTCAAGTGCCGGAATGAAGGTTTCCAGGATGATCGAGACACCTGCATAGTCAATGAGGGCATCCAGAAACGTTAGGATCATAGGATCTTGAGTATGACTCTTTAAGTCCTTGATTGTCTCGCCTTTGGTGCTAGGCTGCCCCGAGTTGGTTTTAGCTAAGACAGGAAGCTGGAGCATTTCATAGAGAAGTTCCTGAAGTTGTGGTCCGGAGTTGGGATTAAAGACTTCCTTGGCATCGGCTAGGATCA